ATGATGACGACCCACCATAATTTTTGGGACACCGCACTTGCCTTGTCGGTTGCCTTTGCGCTTGGGACCATTATTGGTCTGGAGCGCCAGTATCGGCAACGTACAGCAGGCTTACGGACAAACGTCCTTGTCGCCGTTGGGGCCGCCGCATTTGTGGATCTCGGGATACGCATGGGGGGTGCGGATGGATCTATCCGGGTAATTGCCTATGTCGTGTCCGGCATAGGTTTTCTAGGAGCTGGCGTCATCATGAAAGATGGAGGGCAGGTTCGGGGGCTGAACACAGCGGCAACACTCTGGTCAACCGCAGCAGTCGGTGCCTTCTCCGGCACAGGTCTGCCGGGAGAGGCCGCACTGGTTGCTCTGTTTATTCTTGCAGGCAACACGCTGTTGCGTCCGCTCGTTGCATTTGTTGATCGCCGTCCGTTGCGTCCAGATACGACGGAAGCGCTCTATCGGATGCATGTGGTCTGCCACCCGGAACATGTCTCCACAGCGCGTGATCTCTTGGCCGATGAACTGGAGCACCATAACTATCCCATACAGGATATTGAAACCTTGTCTGAAGGGGATGATTACGTCGAACTGGCGGCTCTGCTCGTCCCCACCTCTGCCGATCCGAAAGAATTGGATACCATGAGCGAGCATATTGCTCAAAACCGCGACATTATCAGCGCCACATGGAGTGTCAGCACCACCAACTGAAGCAACCTCACATTCCGAACCATCTTGTGGCGGTGCGTAGAGCAGCCAATGCCTGCCTACCGCCCCAGAATACGCCACGAAACAGATGCTGCTCCCTTAGGGAATGGCATTAAGCGCCATCATCTTCCAGCCAGCGGACGTGTAAACAGCAGGAGTGTCATCATCGGCATCATAGACTGTTGTGCCAATGGGTAGGCCGCTCATGGCTTTAATCGCCACGCGGGAAAATGTGGGCAGGCGAACACCACCAGCCGGTGTCAGCGCGCCGCTCAGATTTTCATTCCCTGCCGTATCTAGGAGACGTAAAGCGGTGCTGCCGTTGGCGTCCCGCAGGCCGTTGGCGGTATAACCTGTTGTGATCACACCTGTGGGCTCCCACGCTATAGCTTGCCCGCTCCCCAACCTGAACGCCTGTGGTGTGCTCAGCCCAGACAGATTGACACCTATGGCCGCCGTTCCGGTAAGTGTCACTGCGCTGGCGGAGGTGTTGTTTACGTTCGTGGTCATACCGCTATTCAGACTGCTGCCTGTCAGGGTTTCGTTTCCGCCCTGGTCCAGCGTACGCAAGACCGTTCCACCCCAAGCATCCTGCAATTTACTATTTGCAAAACTGGTCTTTACAGTTCCTGTCTGCTCCCACGACACATTTTGCCCACCCGCCAGACGCAGCGCGTCTGGTGCGGTAAGGCCCGTGGTATCCAACCCGATGGCAGCAGTACCCTGCGCCACAAAAGCGCCTGCCGTGGGCTGGGTGAGGCTGACAATCGTTTGGCTATTATGAATAGCGCCCGGAATAGTCTCATTCCCCTGTGTGTCCAGCGTACGCGCTACGCCTGCGGCAACCTGATCTATCAGTTGTCCATTGGTAAAGCGCGTTTGCACAACAGCAGTTGGCTCCCATGACAGAGCCTGCCCCGCACCCAGCCGCATAGCCTCCGGCGTGTTCAGGTTTGCCAGATTCAGGCCTATGAGCGCCTGCCCGCCAAGGGTCCAAGCAATCCCACTGCCGGGGTTGGCGATTGCGGTTGTGATATCTCCATTCATCCCCACCGAAAAAAGTGGTGTGGTGTCATACCAGTAGCGGAGGGTATAAGCTGCGGAATCAAACTGAAAATGCGGCTTGTGATCATCGCTAAACGCAAGATTTCGATTTGCGCCGATATTCAGCACCGGGGCATTATTAACGGGTGTGCTACGTGAGAGATCAATACCCGCTGTGTCAAACCGACCGGCTGCGTCAAGCATGATGCCATAAGTGCTGGTGCTGTCATTATTGCCTAGCGCAATACCCTTACCGATACGACCCGGCGTTCCGCTGCTGCTCGCCCCGGCAATCTGGAGTTGGAGGCCAATGCGCCAGTTATTGGGATCATCCGCATTGGCATAGACATCAATCTCCCGCCCGACCAGACTACCAGCAATGTTGGAAGGCTGGCCGGTGTCATCACGGGTTTCATCATAACCAGCCCAGATCTGGGACCGAGAGCCCTTGCCGTCCGCCAGCGCATTGGCGGGCCGTTGGGCCATACTGGCCTGCGCCACATGCTGGCCGCTACCAAAGGCCGCGCTGTTCAGCACGGTGGAATGACACCAGACATAATCATTCAGCGCCGCCCCGACGGAGGGAATGGTGCAGTTCCCTTTTTCCAGATTCATCACAAAGCCTGTGGTGCCACCGGAATGGGTAATGTCCAGATCCTTGCGCAGCACGGGCGGCATGTCCGCCGCGGTCTGGCCTCGGGCAAAATATTTTCCGCCTTCCAGCGTACTTTCCAGCACGTCCGTGCCCAAACTGGTCAGCGGACCGCCATCAGCCTGCATGGTACCGTTAGCCTGCCACAAATTGGGCGCGTTACCCGTGGGCGGAGCCGTAAGAGCAAGTTTGCCTGCGGGAAGCCGAATGACTGCCCCGGACGAAGCCGCATTTTTAGCCGCCTGAAGGGCAGCGGTATCATCCGTTTTGCCGTCCAGCGCTAAACCGAAATCCTTCGCGTTCAACAGATCCGCAAACCGGGCGGCCAATGGTCTGCCCACCGCCCCTTGCGCACCAATTTTTGCTGTCGCGGTAGACAGATCGCCAGAAACCGGCGCGGTTACTGCACCGTTTGCGTCCAGAGCTGCCACACCATTGGGAGCCCCTTTGTCTGACTGCTGCACGCTGCCATCCGCCATGGCACCAATTTGCCCGATAGTGGCGTTCTGCCACAGAGCGGGCACGCCTGTTGCGGCATCCAACCCACCCGGTGGGTGCGTAGGCAGATAAGGCGGACTGCTGCTGGCCAGAGAGGAAACCGCCAGTAAGCTGCGCAGACGCACAGGTGGCGTGGCGATACCCTTTGGTGTGTTAAGGGCTTCCGTAGAAAACGAAGAAACCGTTGGATCAGTTTTGGAAAAATGCTGAGGCTGCCAGACGGACTGGTATTCCGGTAGCATATGGTTGGGCCGCGCTGATGCCGCAACCCCGACACCAACCAGAAGAGCGATACCCGAACACAGGCTGAGCAAAAAACGTATCTTTAGAAGAGTGCTCATGAAGACGTGCCTTGTGAAATACAGAGATAACCGCCATTGTTCCACCATACGCCCCGCATCTCGGGATCTGTGGTGGGAAGGTCCATGGCCATCAGTACATGGCCGTTTTGAACACCCAGACAGTCCAGCCCGCCGAGCACCAGATGACCATCTGCCGAGAGCGTGGCGAGGCCGTTTGGAATCCCCTTCTGCTCGGCAATGACGGCTGTGGCGGCGCCGGCAGCCTGAGAGAATGCTGTCTGCGCCTGTGTTGCGGCATCCTGCGCCTGCGTGACGAGTGTAGAGACAGTGCTGTTTACCTGCCCGCTTTGGGCATCCACATACGCCTTGTTTACCAGATGAGCGGCATCGGTTGGTACAAGGGCGCAACTCAGCAACCCTGATAGACTATCGCCTGTTTTAGAAACTGCGCCAGCCCAAATGGCAGACTGTGGCACAAACTGCCCTTGCCCGTTGAAAATACCAAAAACAAGATCAGCGGGTGCAGGCTGCGGCTGTACCGGCAACGCCGAAAGCGGCATACCACTGGGTGTGGATGCCGTGGAACTTGATGACCCTGACATGGGTTCTCCCGTTACGCGATAAGATAGGGGGTTCCGGACGGGCCGGTGAGAATTGCGCCACCCGGCAGTGCGATGGCGTTGGGCGGCACAGGTGTACCATCTGCCAGACACGGCACTGGTTGAGGCTCGGCGGCCGGTGCTTCCGCCAAAATGGCCACAGCGATGGGCTGCACAAGACTACGCCCCTGCTGGGTGGTAACAGCCACCCGCACCTGCTGGACCGTGCCGGGCACACCGCCGCCGAGAAAAACACATGCCATGCCGTGCAGAAGTGTTGTCCACACCACGGTAAGATCGGTTGAAGTGCCGGTAGCCGTTAAAACATCCGCTTGAACAGACGCCAGATAATCTCCTGTTCCACAAAGCCAGCTTTGTGGATCAAGCGTGAAATCCAGATTATCGCCACTGGCCTTGGGAGCCCATGCCAGACAGACCTCTTCCGCCACCAGTCCACGCAGACGCAAGCCCGGTGGGCGCGTGAGCGGAATAGTGCGTGCGGCAGCGGGCTGCCAATTGGGAGACGGCAGAGGCGCTGTCATGCTGGAGCCTCCGGCAATGTTGTGCTGCTGGTATCCTGTCCATCTGCAAGAGCTCGCAGGGCTTTGAGGTATGTCACCCATGCTTCGGGCGTAGGATCATTCAACACGCCATACTCCGCCCAGACTGTCTGACGCGCAGCGATGAGCGCCGTCTTGGCCTGTGCCGACAGGGACAGGGGCCGGAGGGGAGGCAGATAATCCACAATATTTCCATCCTGCACACCCCGGCCTGTAGGCAGGCGGAAACGGGTTGTATCGGCCCAATCTTCCGCACTGACAGCAATCAGGCTGGCTACGGGCGGCACGGTGGCGAGGCTGCCCATGCTCCATGTGTCATACCAGCCTGTTACGGCCGTGGGTTGGGGGTCTGTTGGGTTAAAAGCCGCATAATAACGGGCAGGATAAGCTGTTTTTGTGTCTATCATTACTTTGGCCCGATTGCGATGATTGACACGGTTTTGTTGTGATCACCGCTTGTAGAAGGAATATTGATGGCAAACTGCGTGCTGGACCAGTTATAAGTCCACACATCCATATCCCCGTCCTGACTGGTGTTGGCGAGAACCGCCACAGGAATACCGGAAAAAGCAACCGGAAAAGTCACATAATTTGTTCCACCAGCGGAGTTTTGGACATTTGGCACAGTAAAGGCCTGAATACGGTGCCCATATGCAAGATTGATAACGCGGCTGTCTTCTGTTCCGAAATCATTATTATACGTGCTGGAAGCAACATAATTTTTCAGATCAGACGCGTGGGCAACTCCTTGCAGGTCGGAGGTATACGCAACGTCTCCGAACTGGCTGTCATGAATACGTGTATTCTGGCCCCATCCAACAAAACGCCATGATCCATCAGAAAATTGTAGAGACATTAGGGCGCTGAACGTTGTGCCCACTTTTTCCTGAAGGCCGACATAAAACTTTCCACCCCGCCCCTCCGCTATGGAACCAAAGGTTGGATAGTTGATGAAGTCACCGGTCTGCGGGTTAGTAGGACTAGCCTGCGCGATAATTCCGCCAAAGCCTTCCTGCACCAGTTGCCCCGACACATTCAGCCACGACACTGTGCCACCTGAAAGAGGCAAATAGCCTGAAAACAGATTTTGCCAGCGTGCCCCGGCCGCACCGGGAGGAGAGACGTTATCGTCCGCCGTGGAAACCCAGAATGTACCGGGTGTAGAACCTGCCACAACGGCACCGGCAGGGTAGCCACCAATGGCCTGCGCAAACCCAGCATCAAACATCCCCCAGCATCCAGCCTGATAGGCCTGAAGAATTTTTGAAATGAGATTAAGCAAACCATTCATGTCCTGCCCGCGCGGCGGCACCCCCCCTGCGGAACGCGCTATGAAGGTTTCCGGTGGAAAACCTAGCGCGAGCGAGACTGTGCCATCTCCCGTACTGGCCTGTGTGGCAGGGATTGCTGAAACATCACTGGCGGCGGCATTCTGTGCGATGGGCACCGCAAAACGCTGTGGAAAATCAGACTGCTTCATGCTTGCCCCCTAATGGCATAAGAGACGGCGACACCGGCAGGACGTGGCAGGACGCCGCTGCTTTGAATGATGGAAGCCTGCACATCTGTCGGGATAAAATTGAAAACATAGGTCATGCTCATATCTCCGTGGTCCTCCACCCATGCATCGCCCTGCCCCACAAACAACGCCAACAAAATGGCATTCAGGCTGAGAACGGACCCATCCGTGATATTAGCCATAGCCTTGGCATAAATGAGTTGCCGGAACCCTTCATCCGACAGGCTCACATTACTACTGGTGGCAGTCCCTTTGTACCATGCCGCTGTGTTAAATCCTTGCTCGGTAAGGTCTGCTGCTTCTGCAAAACCGATAAAATTTTCAGAAGAAATTGTGAGCACGCGTTGCACGCCCACAATCCGCCCCCATACGTCCAACCCGTAGCCTTGCGCGGTGACGATATTCCATATCCTGTCATACCACTGGTCAATAAGCGCTGCTGGATCAAGCGCCTGATTCCACGCGGCGATGATGTTGTTGAGGCTAGGAGCACAGGCATATTGCGAGAGGATGGTTTTCTGTACATCCTGCATTACACCTGCTCCACAGCAATGGTGCTACTGTCCAGTGTCGGGATCTGGTCTGCCTGTATCTGCACAGTAAAGCCGGTGGGGTTTACGCCGGTGCCCACTGTAATTTCCGTAATCTGCACCCAAGGCCCAAGTGCTGCCACGGCGGCATAAAACCGACTGGCGTAGATTGTGCCGCCAATACGGACGCGTGTACCGCCATCATCTCCCAGAAAAGCAGACTGGATAGCCGCCTGAATATCTGTTGTCACGGTGGACGGCACCGCAGCGGAAGACGCAATACACACGGTAACATAAACCGGCGTGGCAACAGGCCTTTGAAAACTGACCGTATAGCTTGGCGGTGTGCCATATGTACCGGCAGGGTCCGTCACCGTAACGGTCGTGCTGCCGTTATATGCGCAGCCGGGTGGCTTTTTACGCAGGATGGCCAGTGCAATATCCGCATCCGCTCCGCCATTGGCACAGACATACAGGCTATGCGGAGCGAGTGTTACGCCACCGACTGTCACGCTCGCAGTAGTGCTATTGTCCATAACATATGCGTCCGTCACGCCAGAGACAGCCTGCACAGAAGCGGAAATAGCATCCAGAGGGCCAATAGCGTTCAGGGCAACGGATGTTTTACGCCGTGCCTCAAACGCTGTTCGACTCTCCACCGCACGACCTGTGACCCCCGCTATGGGGTTGTTAACCGCACTCCATCCTGCAACGGATTGACTAATGGTGACACTACCTGAAGGACAGACAACCTCCCCGACGCTGGTACAGGTAAAACTGCCTTGCACGGTGCCGGTAGCATCCAGTGTAAGGACGGTATCCGCCGTATAGCTGTTGCCGGACTGATCTGTAATGAGGGCACCTTGCGGAATGACCGTTCCCGCCGCCCCGGTGCAGACGCAAGTCACAGTGGTGCGTGTTGCTGGCAGGCGGGACATAAAATAAAGCCGCCCAATAGCATCCTGCATCCGGCCTTGCGCGCGCGCAGGATCTACACCGTTGGCAAGGGCCAGAAATTGATCATACGTATCCCCCAGAATAGCCGTGAGCGACATGGCAAGCTGGCCCTGCGGGGTGGAAAGGTCGGTATTTAGGGTATTGCCAAAAGCGGCGTTGATGTCGGCAAGAACGCCGGTGAGCATGTCTGCTTCCTCCGGCATGATAAAGCCTGTGGCATTCAGTATCGGAGCCGGGACGGAGGTGGTGCCCATAGAGGATACGCCTGTGATGGAATTAGAGGCTGACAACTGTGCGGCTCCCATCGGTAAGAGTAAGCTGGATCACGCCGGACAAGCGGCGGGCGGGACTGAGGCCAGTAAGAACACATACGGCTTGTGCGACGCCCTCTACGCTCAAGGCTATTTGCTCCACATCCGCCCTAAACAAGGCGGCGGACTGGGTGCGCCCCAGAATATTGGTGAGGTAAGGCAGCCCGAGCGCCGTGTTGTACCAACATTCCCCCAGAAACACGCGCACCGCACAAGCAACGTTCTGTGCGACGGCATAAGGGGCTGAGGCGACAGCAATGTTGCCTCCGGCATCGACCACCAAATCCCACGTTGATCTGTCGAGAAGCAGGGTTTGCATCTGGAGGACTCTTTTGCGTGTGAAGGGAGGAATATGAGCACCGTCATCAAAGAGCGGCGCGTACGTTGGCACTACGGAGGATGAGGCCCAGCATGTACGAACGCTAGGAATGACCACGCGCATACGCAACCAGCATATTAACGACAAAAGTGAATAGGCGTTATCCGGAAGCAGCCCGGAAGATCAGGCAACTTTGCCTTTCTGGTGGCGTTGAGCACACAGATACGCGACGGCGTGGGTTTTGAAGGCTACTGTCCAGCCCTACATTCTGCACGTCCTGTGAGGTGTGGTCGTGTTAAGGCTGGAGGTCACCACAGAAGCATCTGCTGCGGACCATATCTTGACAGTGCCGTCGTTTTTGATTTCAGAAGGCAGAGGGACAGCACCATGAACGCCAAATCAGCCCATACTGACCACACCACTGTAAAGCTGGGGAACGAAACCGTGCAGCGCGGGGCGGGAGGGGAAACCCATCAAACAGCCGGGGGTGACGTGCCTACCCTGACAACCCAGCAGGGCGTACCTGTTTCTGACAACCAGAACACCTTGAAGGCCGGTGTACGCGGCCCGAGCTTGATGGAAGATTTCCATTTTCGGGAAAAGATTTTTCATTTTGACCATGAACGTATCCCCGAACGGGTGGTGCATGCCCGTGGCTATGGTGCTCATGGCTTTTTTGAACTGACCCACTCACTGTCCAATATTACCAGCGCAGATGTGTTGCAGCGTGAAGGTGAGCGCGTTCCGGCTTTCGTGCGTTTTTCTACCGTGACGGGCAGCAAAGGTTCCACCGATCTTGCACGTGACGCGCGGGGATTTGCCGTCAAACTCTATACCAAGGAAGGCAACTGGGACATTGTTGGGAACAATATTCCGGTATTTTTCATTCAAGACGCCGTGAAATTTCCCGATATGGTGCATGCGGTAAAAGAAGAACCAGATCGGGCTTTTCCGCAGGCACAGTCCGCGCATGATAATTTCTGGGATTTTATCTCTCTCACCCCGGAAAGCATGAATATGATCATGTGGGTGATGTCTGACCGAGGCATTCCTCGCTCTTTCCGCTTTATGGAAGGGTTTGGGGTACATACTTTCCGTTTTGTGAACAAAGCGGGGCAGTCCACCTACGCCAAGTTCCACTGGAAGCCCAAGATGGGTTTGCAATCTGTTGTTTGGAATGAGGCGGTCAAGATCAGCGGGGCAGATCCAGATTTTCATCGTCGGGATTTGTGGAATGCTATTCAGTCCGGGGAATTCCCGGAATGGGAACTGGGTGTTCAGCTTTTTGACGATGAGTTTGCGGATAAATTTGACTTTGATATTCTGGATGCGACCAAGCTAATTCCAGAAGAAATTTTGCCGGTGCAACCCGTGGGCCGTCTAGTTCTGGACCGCATGGTAGATAACTTCTTTGCCGAAACCGAGCAGGTGGCTTTCTGCACGCAGAATATTGTACCGGGCGTGGATTTTACCAATGACCCGCTTTTGCAGGGCCGGAACTTCTCTTATCTGGATACGCAGCTTAAGCGACTAGGTGGGCCCAACTTTACACATATCCCAATTAACGCACCGAAATGCCCGTTCCATACGCTACAACAGGATGGACATATGGCGATGCACAACCCGAAAGGGCGTGCGAATTATGAGCCGAACTCATGGGGTGGAGAAGCCGGTGGCCCGCGTGAAAATCCGCAGAAAGGATACAAGACATTCCCGTCTGAGGTCAGCGGTGTAAAGGAGCGGGTGCGTTCCGAGAAGTTTGCCGACCATTACAGCCAAGCTCGTCAGTTTTACAAAAGCCAGACCGACGTAGAGCAGACGCATGTTCAAATGGCCATCACCTTTGAACTCAGCAAGGTGGAAACACCAGCGATCCGAGGCCGCGTGGTCTCACACCTGCTAAATATTGATAAGGATCTCGCCAAGGCCGTAGCGGATGGTTTGGGTCTGGAGAAGATGCCCGAAGCTGCTCCACCCGCCCGCGCTGTTCTGGACCTGCCGCCGTCCCCTGCGCTGAGCATTCTGAAGAATGGTCCAAAAAGCTTTGCGGGCCGCAAGATTGGGGTTCTGGCGACCAATGGTGCGGACGGCGCTTTACTTGAAGCCCTGCAGACAACCGCAAAGGCTGAAGGAGCGGAAGTGGAAATTATCGCGCCACAGATCGGCGGGATCAAGACCGCTGACGGCAAGCATATCGCTGCCGCACAACGCGTACCGGGTGGACCGTCCGTTTTGTTTGACGCAGTAGTTCTGCTCCCCTCAGCAGAGGGTGCAAAGCAGCTTGCACAGGATGCCGACGCACGGGATTTTGTGACAGATGCCTACGCTCATGCAAAATTTATTGGCTATGTTCCCGCAGCACTTCCTCTGCTGAAACGCACCGGAGTGGTGGACGATGCCGTGGATGACGGTGTCATTCCACTGAAAGCCGCGAAGGATGCAGAAGAGTTTATAAAATCCTGCCGTGCCCTGCGTTTCTGGCAGCGTGAGGCTGGGGTGCACGCTGTTTGAGAGAGACGTATGAGACCGTTACCGTTTATATGCGTGCCAATCTAATCACGAAGCTGCCGGGCGCCATAACAGCATCCGGCAGTGGGACGTTGGCAGACGTGACTTATGGATTGCGCTGGTCAATGTGCATTAACAGCCAACGCGCGTTAAACATAAGAAGAAACGCAACGATGGTTTAAATCTGTGGTCGCGTTTTTCTTTTATAAATCTGCATATGCCGATACCGTGCCGTCTAACCCTCCGGCGCACCCGTCATGCCAGAACCAGACTGTACGCCGGGGTGGATATGCTGGGTAAGAGAGATGCCTTGCGCCGTGGCGTCTTCTGAAACCGTGAGAGTACCGTCTATGGAGACGGGACCGGCAATATGGGTGCTCTGGGCTTCTATGCTGATTGTGCCGGCAGTTTTTATCGTAACGCCGTTTTCATTAAACCAAAGATAATCCTGTGGTGTTCCGTTGAGAAAACCGCCGATATAGAGGGCGTCTGCCATGTTCTGCTGCCTGAACGAGCCGGGGGCTGCGCTGGCGCGGGCGGTTTTGACGTTAAAAATATCGCGATCTGCGACAAGGGCGAGGCCAATATCGCCTTCTGCCGGGTCAAGAATAACAGCGCGTGTGCCACCCTGAAGGCGGAAATACGGGACATTATAAAGCACGCCATGTGGCATAACGCGGCCCGAGGCATCCTGCTGATGCACCAACGGTTGCACGTCCACCATGCCTACCGGGTTGAGCCCTACCCCGGAAACAGCCCGCACCTGCACAGGCACAATGGTGCGGCGGCCTGACAACAGGCGGTTGATAACGGCATTCAGAGCGCTGAAATCTGACGCAGCCGCATCTGCTCGGTTGAAAATAGGATAGCCGCTGGCCGGTGCCTGAGGGGTATTTTCGCTTATGGGCTGTGAAGCGGACCAGTCAGAAAAAAGGGGAGATTGGGTCATAGTGCTGGCTCCCGACTGGCTTGTGCGACAACATTCGTAAACCACGCGCCGTGGGGCGTTTGTGTTTGGAGGGTGTGATGCACCTGTGTAACGGTCCACAAACCAACGGGCACAGGTCCGTTTTGCTGACCCCAGCCGGCAGGCTGGTATCGACTATGTAGAGCAATGAGACTATTAAACGTGACAAGTGGGTTGAACAGCATTCGCAAGGCTAGTCCACCTGCGGACCACGCAGGATACCCGATCAGCCCGGTTTCTGCCGAGACAGACAGGGCTTGTGCGGGATTAACGAACATGGGGGGCGTAGGAGCAGAATGCAGAATGGTAGGGGAAAGCGGAGTACGGTTAGCAAACGCGCTGGTGGGCCAGACTGAAAGCTCACCACGCCCGAGGCCCGCGCATAAAGGCACGGTTTCCAGACACTGGCCGAGTTGCTGACCGGGACTGCCGTGAAAATAGGGGTCATGTACTATCGCTGTGACACCCTGACCGCGCAGGGTTAATCCTGCTTTATCTGCGATGGTTTTCAACACATGGCTGACGGGGATTGCACCACGGTAACCTGTTGGTGTGGCAGGCATGGCGTTGGGAAGCACTGTAGAAAAGGCCTGCGCAACAAAGGCGACATCGGGTGCTGTCGTGTAGTCCACATAAGCCAGTGTTACACCGCCCTGAAAAACGAGCGTGTTGCCCCCTGCCCCGTCACCTGTGGTGAGAATGAGTTCACTGGCACTCTGCCGGGCCGAATCTGGCGCTGCCATGCTAAGGCGGTTCATGACATCCGGTGTCATGCCCTCAATCCGCACTGTTGCGCTTTCTGCCGTGGGAAAACGCGCCTGCGTGATCTCCGCGTGAACACGCAAACCAGACAGAGTGAGTGTATCCTCCCCATTTGGACCAAAAGCCTGTGAAAGCAGGCGAAATGTGACATCCACAGCACGGTTCTGGAGCGATGTTTGCGACATGATGCGGGAAATCCGAAAAGAGTGAGAGCAGGTCAGGGCAAAGCAGACGCCCGATAAAGCAGAAGAAAGCGGGAGCCGAGACCAGAGGCGTCTGGGTCCTGCTGGCCCTGTGTATCGGTAAACAGGAAATCCCCTACCAGACCAAGCGCACTCTCCCGCACGAGCCATGTACGGTCCTGACACAGCACACCGGACAAAATGCGTGTACCTCCCGCATCAAAATCTGCATACAGGCCGGTGCTGCGTTGGCGCAGCGTGATTTGAATAAGGGCTCCTGAAAGCGAAACCTTTAAGGTCTGAGCAGGGACTGTGGACAGAGGCACTGCAAGCAGAGAAGAGGAAAAAACCGTGCTACTCTGTTGTGTAAAAAACACGCCGGACGAGGGCAGAGAGGGTTGTTGTAAGGCTGCGGACATAGGGAAGCCTCTCCGGTTTGCGGATTTTAACGATTGTCTTGACTATTTTACGAAAAACGCACGGGATGGTGTACACCGCTTCAATCAGCGTGGAAGCGAGTAAAAAAGCCTGCGGTATCCAATATTGTCTTGGGACACCGCAGGCGATTTACTCCTCCTAGACTGGAGGCAGGAAACTTTCAGAAGCTAAGTTTACTGAATCTGCATTGTATAACCGAGGAGTTTTGTTTTTAGATCTCCAGAGATCTTGAGCAAATCAGTATTTTTGCTGGCGACGCTTTCAGCATCAAGATGAGCGATTGTGGTCTTTGTGCTACTCGCCAGATAACGGACATAGTTTTTATCAAATGTCGCACCATGCAGATGCTGCATCTGGTCTATAACCTTCTGACTGTGCGTGAAGGGTTTTTCGGCCATCGTGGCTTTGCTGGTCGTGGCCAGTGCCACAAGACTCGTGCGATTGTCAGTCAGATTTTTGACAATGACGGTTCCGAGTTGTGCGATATCGCTACGGGCAGCATGCGTCTGGGCGAGCGTAGCTAGCGCGATCTGCGTCAGATCCGCATCGTTAATAGCAGCGGCGAGGTTAGTATCCGCAGCAACAAACGGCGTTGCCAGAGCGGGCAGAGGAGGAGCGGACGGCTGACCCGGATTCATGCAAGCAGTCAGCGCGAACAGCGAGACAAGAAGGGACGAGCAGGCACACACCTGATGACGGGACAAACGCAGCATGATCAGCAAATTCTCCTTTTGACCGCAGTGACCGTTTACGGGACGACGCGGACCTGAGATAACACTCTAATATACGTTGCTATGATAATAGCGTATGATACGGAAGAAAAGGCAAGATATAAGATAAGGCAACCTTCTCATTCGAGATGAAATGATATGGAACTTCCAACGTAAACATGATATTAATGGATCAGAATTATTTTTTATACGAATGGAAAATATTTTGCGTTCTTTCTGTCCTTCTGCATTGCAAGACAAGACAACAGCAGCGTAATAATTCCACATGGTTTGACTAAGAGCGTTTTGGATACGGTATAGGATAGTCGGAAAAATGAAAAGTCGTCTCTGGGGTTTGCTTGCTGTTACCTCACTTGCTGTCAGTTTAAGCGGATGCGGATATTTTGATTCCCGCGCAGCGCATAAGGCGCAGGTTACAATGATCGGGATGACATCCTACGATCTTCAGGCCTGTGCTGGTCTGCCTGCAACGACCAAACAGATTAATGATACGACGCAGATTTTTGTCTATACAGGCACGCAGCCAGCGCCGAGTTATGGTGGCTCAACCCTTATTCCGGTTGGCGACATTTCTACACTTGTCAACGTGCTGGGCGGCGGTGGCGGTACGGGCTGTACTGCTGTGATCCGTCTCGATAACGACCGCGTTTCAGACGTGCATTATACCGGCAATGATGATGAAATGATCGGCACCGATGGGGTGTGTTCCATTATCACCCGTGGCTGTGCGCGCCAACCGGAAGGCACCATGCAGCGCTCTGCAGGTGGTCTGCTTGGCCCAGTTTCAGCTTTCCATCCGCCGAGAACGCCGCAGCAGACCCCATCTGCGACTTATTCCACGCAGTCTGGCAACACGATGCTGAATACGGAAAAAAATTCCACGGCACCGGCTATCGTGCCACGCTCCCAGTAAGAAGCGGTTATAATAAACCAGCCCCAATGGGCTGGTGCAGAGCTTTGATGTTGGAAATCTGCTCTATAACTAACAAGGGAATGTTGCTTTGGCAGCGTTCCCTTTTTATTTTTATGATCAGCTTTTTGGGGCAACAACCGTGCTGCTGGGGCCTTGCGTGGCCTGCCTGAAGGCTTTGTCTGTAACCCAGCGAAGAGTTGTTCTGCCTTCATCCCGTGTCAGAACACCTGAATCGACATCCTGCCCCACTTTTAGCGAGGCCACATCTATTTGCAGAAGCAAGAAAGACTGTGGACCCAGAGCAGCCGGTCCATAATGAGAATGAACACGATAAATGCAGTTAAAGCGCTGATAGGCCGTGCCTTTCGCAAAGGGATAATGCACAAAGCAGTTGGAAACAGCGGCGTGCATATCGCCTTTCCCGCGATCATCCACACAGCCAGCCAGCAACATACAGGCAAACGCTACACCGAAGCATCGTGCCCAGAAAATGCTCGGTGGATGTTCCGCAGACAGATTTAGTTTTGCATGAACTGACTGGGATAGGTTTGAAAAAACTCTCATAAAACGGACGGTAATCACAAAAAGAAAACATTAAGCCTAATCATAAGGAAAATTATGAGGAAAGACCAGAGGGTTTCCCTCTTTCCTTCTCTACTCTACAGACGCGAATGCGGCAGATGTTCTGCTTCAGAGGGAGTTGCGCAACAGGTTGGCTATATCTGCCATAATATTCTGGCCGATACCGGAAGAGGAAGACAGAGAAGAACCTGAGGCTTGCAGAGGACGGGCAGACACCAAACCCGTGCAAACAATGCGGCTGCCTTGCGGTGCTTGTGTTTTGGTGAAGGTTTGCGTGCCTGTCAGCCGGACTTCCTGCAAAGTGATTTCCACTACGGGCATGGTAATACCGTGCCGGGCGTCTCGTACCCAGCGGTGCCCGGTAATGCTGACATTGCTATATTTTCGTTCAGGCGTGATCACAGCGTAAAGTGCCAGATCAGCTTCCAGTGCTGCGAGCATATTAAAAAATGTTTTGCGCACGTAAAGAGCTTCAACACCGATAAGGCGGGTGACATCAAGACCGGAGAAAAGCGTGGTATCCGTAGCGGACAGGCCGGTTTCCGAACCGTCACACACCATCAGAACGCGATGCTGCCGGGGAGTTTGCACTTTGCTGTAAGAGAGAAAAGCCCCATCTTCCAAAGGAGCGGTAGCAATGGGGCTGCTGCTTTCTGCAGAGACCGACATGACGCGGGCAGCAGAAAGGACGCAGGTGCCACCGCTAGTAAAAATACCCCACTGGCCTGCGGCCTGACTGATCATCAGATCATCCAACACTGTACCGACGCTGACGGACGCAGCGGCCCGGACGCCTGTGGAAACAGACTGGCCCAGTAGAGCGGGTACGCCTGCGGTGACGGGAATATCCCAAGCCGAAGGCAGCGTGACAGGCACCATAGGCATTGGAGATTTCCTTTTAAAACATGGCTATTTTCACGTGATATTTTTCAAACTGTGCCAATAGTGGCAAGACTGGTAAGCGTATGACTGTCACCGCCCCCCAGCCCTTGCAAAGCCTGTGCAATGGCCTGTGGGTTTCCTGATGGAATGGTGATGGTAATCGGGCCAATATGGGTCGTATTGATTGGCCGAACGGCCGGTGCCACAGGCGGAACGCTGTAAGGAGTTACCGCCTGCAACAATGGCGAACCGAGCAGATAAGGCTGCGCCGCCAACGTTCGCCCTGCGCGTGCATGGAAGCTGGCAAGGGTACGAGAAAGGGTTTGATTTTCTGCTTTGAGAACCGAGGGCTGCGTAACGTAGCGGGGAACCGCTTCGGAAAATGAAAAATAGGATGGCAGTTCGGATGGCGTTGTGGTGAGATTACGCTGGGAGCCGTGGCGCGGAAAAAACCGGGAATAACGAGACGAGAAAGAATGCGGATTGGCCGTGTGACCGGAGGCATTCTTAGCGCCTAGGTGCTGTCCGCGCTGGGGTTCCATGTCATTTTTAAAAACACTGACTTGAGACACACGCTGTGCGGCGTGTGTGATGATGCGGGCAACGATGGCGGAAAAATTACGTTCTGTCGGGAGAGAGAATGCTGCCCATCCAATAGGGATGTGAAGATCGGTCGCGTTGCTTCGAGAAGATGAAGAGGAGAAAATATTTCTGTCTTTTAAGGGTTTTTGAAAGAATTTGTTAGGATTACCGAACATGATCCGAGTTGTAAAAGGACGCTGGAGGCTGGACTCTGCGGGTTGGGTAGGGCGGCCTTGCAGATTGAGGGGAGTTCGTAAGACCGTAGTACTGTCTGGTCGGGCGGCGGATGCTGTGAGATGTGTACGGCGCGAAAGATAAGAACGAGTGCCCTGCCCTTCTGTCTGGACCCATGCCACTGGCGTGTGGCGTGAGATATCTTGACTGCCGGAAACCTGCCTTCTGACCGCTGTGCCTGATAAGGTGTTTACTGCGGCTGACACGGCTGGATGCTCTGAGCCTAATGGCCTCGCGAGGCGGTCTGCTGCGGTCGTGCGATGCTTGACAGGGGAACGCTCTGCATAAGGAAACTGAGCAAAAGCGCTGGCAACATGGGATGTTCTGAACCCAGAGGTGGAACTGGTCTGGTCATTTTGTGGGACTGGAACCGGCGGTGCCGAGGTTCGGCTTAAACTTTGGCCTGCGACCCGACGCTGCCTATCAACGGCGAACCGAGTTGTGGAGGATGTTGGAGCGGAGTCTTGCAGCACGGGACGTTGGCGGTTTCGCGCCCCTCCCATTGATGCCGCGGCAGGGGATGTGATATCCGTCAGCAGGCGGTTCAGGCCGCGACCACCGCTGAGAACGGCCAGCAGACGGACGGCTTCCCCCCGCATACTGGACAAAGCGGCGCTGGCCTGTGTTCCTGCCTGCCGGGTGCTAGCAGCGGTTTGCTCCGCATTTTGGCGGAGTTTATCCAAAAGCTGAGTGGTTTGCCGGGCATCGGTTTGCAGGGCGGCCGTGTCCAGCCCAAGCCGGACAACCAGTTCATCAATCAGCATTTCCGACATGCGCGGCGTTCCAGTTTCTGACAGACAGAATTTCCAGAAGATCATAAAGATCTTCACTGTCATAAAGGGTTTTTAACTCATGCAAGGTGGCAAGACCTGCTGTGATTACCGCTGCCAGAACGGGCGAAACATTTACGCAGCGGGCGGGCTCGGCGCCTCCTGCGCGGTATCTCCCAGCAAGGCCGCCACGACGGGAAAGAGTTGGTGTGCGGCGGCCAGCAAAAAACCCACATGCAGGCGGAAGGCTTCAGCCCGGACGAGACCGAGGGTTTCCGGTTCTTCAAAATCCGCGGTGATGACGGCGCGGGTTGTGTCCGGGTATGCGAGGTCTGGCCGCAGGGCGACGCACTGCATGAGACGCTCCAGTGCGCGGTCCAGATCGCTTTCTTCCATGAAACCGAAAATTTCGATGCCGAGACTGGCCAGACCAGCAACACCGGCTTCCGCCAGATCGGCCCCTACCCTCGCGCCGCCACGAATGGCGGCCTGAAGGATATGGCGAGCCCATTTGTCGGCCGAGAAGGCGTCCATACGTGTCAGAACAAACCGTTTACCGTGATCGGCTCCGTCTTTCGTATGCGTATAGTCGAGTGTTTTCATGCAGGTTTTCCTGATGCTGTGGAGCACGGACAAGGGAAAGAGAAACGGTGTGTTATCCCGTGAATGGTCGGAAGAGCTGACCACGGAACATCTGCCAGCCTGTTCAGCCAGCACCATGCGATGCAGGACTATGGGACCGAACGATTCTATGAACGGGATATTTGCCCTTAGATGGCCGCAGGGAGGACGCGCTCCCAGATGATTTCAAAATGACGGGCTTCCAGCACCCGGCCTGCGGTGGGCACGCCCACAATGGAACGCAGCAGGCCGCGCACCATGGTGTATTTGCGCCCGATGGCCGGGATCTGAATTTCCGCGCCCATGCGATACAGGCCTCGTCGGGCATCCTGTGCCATGACAATGGCCTCGAAAATCAGGGCACTTTCACTACTCGCAGCCAGAGCGATGGTCTGGGTGACAGGGTTGGGAATCCAGCCTGCGTTCAGATAGCCATCAATACTCATGGCGGTTTCGGCCAGTTCCCGCGCTTCGGTTTCAAACGCGCGGTCGGCGGCGTAATTTTCCAGTGTGATGGGGGCATTGTACAGCCCCGGAACAGTAATAGTGTAGACGGAGTTCGCGGCTGTAATGTCATAATCAGACATGAATGCGGGCTTTCTTGCGGGGATTTTGACGGGGCAGTTTGAAGGAACAGTTTGGCTGGGCCGTTTGCGGGGACAGGATGATCGGGCCCGTCTGCCGGGTGGGCTGTTGAACGGGCATCTTGCCGGATTTCCTGTCGAGCTTGCGACTCAGCGTCTTACTGGGCTTCGACAGAGGCCAGAGCGATGGACTGTACGGACTGCCCATCCATGTAGAAAAACCTTCCCTGCACCGTGCCGCGCGCGGCACGGACGGCGGCGGACGCGGTGGACGCGCCCGGCAGCAGATACCAGCCTCGAGTGGACAGGACGGCATCAATACTCCGCCCGGCATCCGCATTGACGGCCTGCTTCTGTGCATCAGACAGAGTGACGTTAGGCTGGATGGCCCCAAAGGACAGGGCGGTATCAATCGTGCCCTGTACCGCCGTGGCAATCAGGGAATCTCCCACTGCGTTATAGGGAATTTGCCCCGCATTGGAGAACAGGCTGATGAGGTCATTCTGGAAGCTGGCGTTCATCCAGATCTGGTTGATATAGCTGTCCGCCCATGAAAAAGGGCCGGATACAGCGCCATTATTCAGAAAGCTGAATGTGGTATCCGTGCTTTTGTAAGACCCGTAAAAACTGTAGCCATTGCCCAGAAGCGCCTGCGCTTGTGAGGCCGTAAGGCTGGCCGGGGGCACACCGCTATTATTGCGGAACATGAGCGTGGTGCGGCCACTGGCCCGGTTGGGATTGATGCTCGCGGCCCAGCCAAGGCAGAGGGCGGCGGCCAGCGTGCCACCAGTGCCGGGGCTGTCCGTGTTGCACACGCACGTCAGGCCCGGTGTGCTGGCGGCGTTGACTGTCGCGCCGAAACTTGCGGCCGCGTTGGCGCTGAGGATGGTGGCGTCACTATCCTGCACAACGCCCCAGTAGCGGTTGGGGTGGGCCGCCAGCCATGTGGCGATCTGGGTTTTGGCGGCGGCGTCCGGTTCCTGCGCGAATAGGAAGGGGCCCCAGTCCGTTGCCTGATCGGCTGCGGTGGAGAGGTAGGTGCCGTAGTCCGTGGCGACCGGAGAGGCCGGAATCTGGAACAGATACAGTTTTTCCGGCGTGTCCTGCGCGTTGGTGTAGGCCGAGAAATAGATACTGGCGGTGCTGGCTTCCACAGAGGTCGCGCCGCAGGTTGCGGCAACCTCCGCCGCAGAAGCGAATGTGGACACGCCTGACGGCAGAACGGTGTTCTGAGAAAAGACCATGCCATTCAGCAGGCTGACGGTGCCACCCGGAGAGAGAACGCCCGGAGTGACGGTAACAAGGGAGCTGATGGGGAGCGTCATGCGGAAGGGAAACCCTGTGGACTGGTGACATCTGCCAGCACAAGCCGGGCGGCAGAGGCCATTGGTTGCGGGAGTGTGAGGACGAAGCTGGCCTGAAGGTGGAGGTCGATCTGCCACTGCTCTTCATATTGTCGCTCCCCGTTGACGAACGGGATCTGGCGGGCTGGCCCGGCATAGAGCGGGGCGATGCGCGGGGGTGGCCCTGAAGCAGACTGGCCAGCGGACTGACCTGAAGACGGGACTGAAAACTGGGCCGCAGACGTGCCCGCAAACGGGGTGGACGCGGGCATGACGCAAGCGGGTGGGACAGCAGAAGACGCGGCGGACCGGGCGACCGGGAGGCAGGCTGGAGGCGGCTGGCAGGAAAACGAACTGGCGGGACCGGGTGTGACAGAGCCGAGGAATGAGGGATTCTCAGACAATGCGGTGAAAAATTCCGCCGCCCAGCCATTCTGGAACAGGGTGCTGAGAGCCTGTGCATTATCCGCAGCACCCTGCCCGAACAGGCTGACCTGCACCGTACTCTCCTGCTGTTGCAGAATGATGCGGCTGGTCGCGGTGTAGCGCGTGGCGCTTGTGGCGATGCGCTGGTGCAGCAGTACCGTCATGAGCACGAAAGGGCCGTTGGGGGCGGCCATGCGGTTCTGTCTGGCCAGCAGCACCGGTGTATCCGGCGGCAGGACGGCCAGCAGAAATGCCCGCAGCGCCGTGGTGATGGCCGCCGTTACAGGGGGCAGGCTGGCGGACATTGTCGGGTAACCAGAAGTTTCGACCATTGGCCGCCTCCCCATGTTTCGGGCTGACCTGTGACCAGCCATTCCGAGCCTTCGAACATCAGAAGGTCACCGCCGAACTGGTGGGCGCGGTCTATGCCCTTGAGTTCCGCAGGCAGGTACACCACGCGGGTGTCTGTGCTTTGATTCAGCCCCGCGACCTGCGCGAGATCCTCGCTGGGGGCGGGCTGCACCATGATTGGGAGCAGAACCTCCACATATTGAGGGACAACCGTACCATCGGGCTGTGTGATGTTGCCCTCCTGCGCGCGCAGGGTGGCGAGGACAGGGGGCGTCAGACCGCTGACCTGTGCGGCGGCGAGACGGAACAGGCCCTTCATCCCTCCACCTGAAAGCTGACACCGTTCTGCAATGTTCCTGTTTCCAGAAGCGGTTTATCAAACCCCTTATGCCGGATTGTGGCCGGGGCATTGGAGGGCGTGTGCGTCTGCCGGATGGTCTGTGTGATATCCGCCTGCATGGTTTTCCCTACTGTGGTCAGCGCCTGTGTGGGAGCGCTGAGGCGCTGGACAAGGGTGTTCAGGGGCGGCTCTGTGGTCCCTGCCCCGCCAGCGCGGAGAGTGGCTTTGAGGGCCTCGGCCAGCTGGCGCACCCATGCGCTGCGCCGTTGCGCGACTGTCTGACGCAGGAAAGGGTGCGGCGGGATGATGACGCTGTGCCCGCCCCTGCCCCGCACCACGGCACCAAACTCCTGCACGGCTGCGATCGCGGCGACGGGGGTGCCGTCTGCTTCTGTAGCCGTTTTGAAAAATCCGGCTTTTACGCCGGGATTTCGGGGGGATATGGCGGGTGGCGGCGAAGAAAGGGGCATGGGAGACAGGCTTTCTCTGGGAAGAGAGTATGGGAGGGTCTGCCGGAAATGATCAGCGACCTATTTTTATGGCCATGACAGCGGCGTTTGCGGGAAACCCGGAACATATCGGGCCGTGCGCAGGAAGGCTGTGGCTGCCCAGTAGGCCGCGCCATAGGGGGTTTGCGCCCACCATGCCTGAGAGGCCGTGACCGGCCCCATATCGGCCTCGACCGCCACGCTGCCCATTCTGGCAGAGGTGATGCGGCCAACCAGTGCGGGTTGGTCCGTGCCGGGTGTCGCCACACCAAACCCCAGTTGCGCCAGATGGGCGGTGATAAGCCCCAGCAGAGTGGCGCGACGCGTCAGGTCCGGGACGGGCGAGGTGTCATCATTCGCAAGAAACAGACTGGCCTGATCAAAACAGGCCTGTGCGCCCTCCGCCCCGACAGTGGTAAACAGGGCAGGATAACGGACTTGCCAGACCTGCACGTCAAACAGCACGGAGGGCATGGGGAATTTCCTTACTCATTTCACCCCGGAATACAGGGAGTCCCGGTTTGGTTCTGAAGCGGGATGTGTCGCTGATGAGTTCAAGCGAAACGGAATTGGTATAAGTCCGAACACCAGACGTGCAGGACAGACTTGTGAGCGAACTGGCGGATTGGGGCCGGGCGTATGGCAGACGCCCACGCTCCGTGCCCGGTCAGACCGGTGTTATGCCGGGGGCTGGCGTGGCGGGGTTGAGAGGTTCCGTGCCTGTGCGGAGTGTTGCCTGCTCCCGCGCCTGTCCGGTGGCTTTTTCCACCGTATTCTGTGCGAAGATCAGGCCGTTTTTCAACGGTGGAAAATCCGCATAGGCGCGGGACCATGCGGCCCAGAATTCTGCCGGGACAGGGGTCAGCCCATAGCCGCCAACAACTGCGGACGCACGGGTACCTGCCAGTTCATGCCGGGCCGCCCCCAGCGAGAGGATGAGGCCATTGGGCAGTTTGCAGCCGATGGTGACAGTAGACGGTATGGCCATGCCGGGGGCTTCCTTGCAATAACATGTTTGGCAAAAAATCAGGTTTGCCGACGCGGTGGAGAGTGTCCTAGGACCGCGCCGGGCAGACAGGTGAGCGACGCTGTAAGACGCCGTTACAGACCCGTCATGGTGGCGATGCCAGCGGGGACATAGATGACGGCACCCCATGTGCCCTGAGACAGCTTCTGTTTCCATGCGGAAGCTTCCGTTACCACGGCATGGGTGCGGAGTTTTTCCGTAAAGGCTGTTTCCGCCGTTTTCTGCGCGCCGACATGCTCCGCCATAACCTGCATGGTCTGGACAGTGCTGCCCGTGGCGTCTCCATACTCGACAGCCTGCACAAAACGCAGGTTGGGGTATGAGTCTTTCAGCAGGGAGGCAGCAGATAGACCGAAGCTGTTACGGCGGGTGAGCAGGCCCATGCGCGTGGGGGAAAGGCCGACGACCATCGGGGTTTCCGTATCCACCAGCCCCGCCGTCTGGCTGCGCAACTGGTTGATGAGGGCGATGACGTCATCCTGCCGCTCTTCCGGCGTGGCGACTGTCCAGTCCGTCCCGCCAGCCGCCTTGACGGCGGGGGTGATGGCGGCAGGCAGGCGCGGGTCATTCAGATACCCGTACAGGCGCAGACCGCTGATACCGAAAAAGTAGGTCTGGTTCTGGAATTTGTTCAGCTTGAGCGCAGCGGCTTCCCGCAGACTGGCCGCCCACTGGAGGCGGGCCTGACCGGCGAGGGCCAGTTCCATTTCCCCCCATGAGACGAAGACCTGATAATGGTAGGACTGGCGATCCGGGTAGGTCGGGTTCAGGCTGACCTGCCCGTTGCCGTTCCAGTCCCCATAACTGGACACTTCGCCTGTGGTCTCGATCATCGGGAAAATGGCCGTGCGGGTCACCCAGTTCCCCTTGCGGACTTCCCCCAGCAGTTCCGCCGCACGCATGGGGGCGAACGCGACCTTGATGAGCGCCGGGTCCACCCATGCGCTCATGAAGGCCGGAATGCCGCCGCTGGCGGTTGTGGACAGCGCGGGCTGGGCATCCTGCGCCAGAGCATCTGACGCAAGCAGGCTGTTGGCGATCATGCCGCGTGCTTCCGGCATGATGAAGCCGAGGCGGTTGAGTTCAGCCAGATGTGTTGTGAAATCGCTCATACAGCGTGGCTCCAGCTTGAAGTTTTGACAAGTTCACCCGCAGCACAAGCCGAGGCGACGTAAAAGCGGGTCTGCACCGCGCCGGAGACCGTGCTTCCGGCTGCGGCGGTGCTGAGACTGCCGTTCGTAGTGGAGGCGAACACGGCCTGACCCGGTGTGGCGGCGGTGGTGGTGCTGGCCCAGAAATCTCCTGCCGTGAACAGGCTGACCGGGAAACCCTGCGGGATGATCTGGGTGCTTTCATCAAACAGGCTGCTGATCTGGCCTGTGAGATCCCGATGCACGAAGCCATCCGGGGCGGTGGTGGCACCGTTGGCGGGCGCGTTGGCCACGCTGCGGCCATCGGCCTGCACCCAGCCGAACGCGCCTATGGTGCAGCCTCCGGCAGCGGCGACCAGTGCGCCCTCCCCTGCCGGGAAAGTGGCCGTCGGGTTGAGGGATGCGAACGCCCCCGGCAGACCGGGAGCGGGCTGGGTGTTGATCTGTGTCTGAAATGCCATGGATTATGCTTTCACCGTAATGCGGCCAAGACCGAACGTGTCCCGAAAAGAGGTGGTTTTCTCTGCATCCATACCGAGCGGAGACGTGTGGAATTTCAGGCGAGCGACTTGCTGGAACAGCGGTTTGTAAGCCTCTTCCGGCAGGCCGGTGAGGTCCACGCCCTGCTCACGCAGCGCAAAGCCATAAACGGCGGTCGCGCTGTCCATTGTGACATCCCCTACAAACGGACGCACTGCGGCACGAGCCGCATGAAGAGCGTCCATCCGGCGAATCACTTCTGCTTCCGCCTGCTGCACAGCCTGCGTCAGGGCGGCGTCCATGGTGGTGGGTGCTGGCGTTGTGGACGTTGAAGTACCCGCCGTTGATATAGATAGTGCTCCGGACGGCTGTGGTGTGGGGGGAAACTGGGTAAGCGAGGCTGAAGCAGCGGTCGGGCTACCGGAGTGGGGCTGTGTACCGGCGGGAAAGGTGGTGGGACACGTGGCTAGGGATATCATGGAGGATAGAACAGGCTCCGTGACGGAGGATGATACCAAAGGTATTGAGAAAGCGTTTGGCCCTGCCAGAGTGTTTTCAGTCTGCCCGAAGAAAGGTCGGGAAGGGTCGGGCTGCGGAGGTGTGGGCTGTGTCATGAAGGCATGATCCCTGTGCGGGGCGGAGGCGGAATCACCAATAATGGCGGTTGTCACACGCGGCTGGGTGACGAGGGCGAGGTGGTTAAAGGTGATGTCTGTCATGGTCAGGCTGTACGGGGTGCCGTCCTGCACACCACTTTGCGGGAGTGCGCGGTAGCGATAGCCTGCGGAGACGGCGCGTTGCTGCCCGCTCTCGATTGCGGCAATGGCAGCGTGGTCCCATACCGTCAAGCTGCCGATCAGATCGGGGCTTTCAAACCGGATATCGCTCCCGACAGCCCCGACGGTGATCTCTTTTGGGTGGTCTTGCGCCGAGACCGGCTGGTGCTGCATGAGAATGGGTTTGCCCGCCATGCTGGCGGCGGCGCGGGCCAGTGCCTGTGGGTCCCGATACACCTGATATAGCCTGTCCGGCTCTAGCCCTAGAGCCTCCGCGCCGGGAATTTCCGACCCGTAATAGGGGCAGACCGTGGCGGCGGAGAGGATGCAGCGGGTGATATGCAGATGACCATCGACATCGGTGTGGCGCACGGAGCGGTCCAGCGCCAGAACGACGGCATCCCTGCGCTGGCGGGGAGTGGCACTCCTGGTCATGGCGGGTGGGATGCCAAAACTTGAGGGGATGCTGTCAGAAATGCGGGAACCGGGGGCTGTGGTATACTGGGGAGAGGACGGGTCAGGAGGTGTCATGCGTTGTCCTGTCTCGGGATTTTGGAACTGTGGCATAAGGAGCCGGGAGCAGATGGGCTGCTTTTTGCGGCGCGAGCTTCCGAAAGCGGGCGGTCAGGGTGCTGGCGGATTGCGCGCGGCGATGGATGGTCTGACGGTAGCAGGCACAGAAATAGCTGGGGCTGGCGGACCAGATCCGACGATCTGGCAAGAACAAACCCGGCGGCGGACGGGTCAGGCCGCTGGCGGTGTGCCTGCGAGATTGACGGCAGCATACTGGCCACCAGCGTCATGCGCGGTGCGGGACCGGGCTTCCGTGGGGGTGATGATGCCGGAGCGGATGTTCTGGGCATCGATATCTGCACGGGTTTTCTGAAGTGTGGCGCGGGCGAGTTCATCCATCTGCCAGAGGGAGACGAAGGTAAAGTCGATATCCGGGTCGATTTCACCCCACAGGTTCAGCATGACCATGTGCAGGATGGTGGTCAGGTTCCTGCGGTAAAATGTTTCCTGAAAAGCATGCACACGATCATAAAAAACCCGGATTTCACCATCGGCTGAAGCGTTCAGGCCGCTGGGCGTGATGCCGGTGAATTTGACCAGAGGTTCCTGCGCCACCGCGCACATCTGCTCCTGCGCCTGTGCCTGAAGCCGGTCTAGCCCGGCAAGAGGGGCCGCCAGAAGCTCCAGTTTCTCCCTGTCCTTATCCAGAACGAAGGTGCCGCGATTGGAGCGGAAGCGATTGAAGGCTTCCACACGGCTCAGCAGCCCTTCCGGGTCCTGCGCATAGGCGGACATGTCTGTCGAGAGCGCCACGATGGAAAACGCATTGAGCAGGTCCGACACAGACTGACGGGTGCGCAGCCAGTTATCCACCGCAGGGCGCGCCATTTGCGAAAGAGACAACCCGCCAAAATTATAAGCAGGTTTGAGAAGGTCCGGTACCGGGCGCGATACAAACTGCAACAGCCGTGTGCTGTGCAGCAGGCCGCCCTGCACCCACCAGCGGCTAGGCTGGTAGAACTCTGCGCTGAGGGGATTTGTGGTGTCATACTGGTCTGGTGTGGTCCAGACGGGTTCGATCGGCACGAGCGCGCGGAGGGAACCTTTACGGAAAGTTTCCGGGCGGAGCAGCAGGGGTGTTTCCAGCGCGCCGCCAGTACGGGGCTGGCCGGTATCCACATAGAGCAGACCCATGCCGTAATAGCCGTCATACTCCGCCATGCGGCGCAGGACATCCCGCACGTTCAGGCGGAGGAAGTCACGTTCCAGATCCGCAAGGCGCTGCTTTTTGTCCGCCGTGCCCCGGGCGCGGAAGGTGATCCATTCCCGCGTGGCTTCAGCCGCGATGACTTCCACCATATGACGGTATTCAGCCCGCTGGGACATTTCCGCCAGACGAGGATAGCCGGGAAAGGCCACGCCCTCCGCCACGGCCTGCCGCAGCCAGCCCAGCAGACCGGGATTGGTGGCTGCGGCACTGTCCATGACCAGATGGGTCCGGCCATCCCCGCGAACACCTTTGGGCGGCTGGTAGGGGCGGAAAATATCCGCCTGCCCCATGTGGCTTTGCGGACGAAGAGTTTCCGCCAGCGCGCGCGGGCCGATGCCGGTGGAAGCCGGTTGAGTCGAAAGCACAGGATCGCAGGGCAGTCTCAGGCGGGGTTCTTTACGAGAAGTGAGCTGAGAATCTGGTGTGGTGGCTTTTGTGGAGGCTTTGCTGTGCGCGCTTGCGGAAACGAGCGTCGGGCAACTGCTTGCGGGGAGGGACATCGCGGCGCTGGTCGGCTGGGAAGAACGCGATGTGCGCAGGCTGGTTGGAAGGCGACAAGATTGCGAGGAAAACCAGCGGGAGAGGAAGGAATTACGAAGCACGAGAAGGACACTCCAGAACAGAGGGTGCGCGGCAGTAAGAGAAACAGGCGGTGCGTGCTGGGTGTTGCTTTGCGATAGTGGCGCGGGGTTGCCGATGGTAGAGTCCACGGCAGCGGCAGTTGAGCGACATCACAAAAGCTACAGACTGTGGAACCCGGAGCTTGTATACGGGTTACGGATTGCGGATTGTCAGAATTGAAGGAACATCCGGTATGAAAACAGGTTTGACGAAGGCGCTGGCAGCTGGGCTGTTGCTGGGTGTTATGGCCTCACCACTCGCCAATGCGGCGGATACGGCCACGGGGACGCTGGTGGGCACAAAGGGCACGGATATCGGCACTGTGAAAGTGACGAACGCGCCCGGGGGTGTAGTGCTGCGTGTAAGCGTGCATGACCTCACACCCGGATGGCATGGAATGCATTTCCATGAGAAAGCGAGTTGTGAAGCTCCGAAATTTACTAGTGCAGGCGCGCATGTGCACACCACCAAGCCGGTTGTGCATGGACTACTGCATGAGAATGCTAATGATGATGGAGACTTGCCGAACCTGTATGTCGGGCCAGACGGTCAGGGAACGGTGGAACTCTATTCCACGCTGGTGTCTCTCAAACCCGGTAGCCCACGGGCTGCTTTGCTAGAGAACGGTGGGGCGGCTCTGGTGATTCACGCGCATCCGGATGATTACATCACGCAGCCGATTGGCGGCTCTGGGGACCGGGTGGCCTGTGCGGTGCTAAAAGCTGGGTCTTAA